TTGAAGACTTTTTTGGATGGTAGGGAAATAAAAACAATTGAATACTTAGATAGTGACTTTGATGACGAAGGTGACGTAGGTAATTGGATTAACATTGTCGATAATTCTGATGTAGAAACTATTATGTTAATGACTAGTATATTTAACGATCCTGATGGCGTTGGTAAAAAGGAAAAACCGCTAAAATTACGTGTGGAACTGAAACCAGAACCGGAACCAGAACCGGAACCATTACATTTTATGTTTGTAAGACATGGTGAATCAACCTCAAATAAATATAAGGCAATATTAAATAGTAAATATAATAGTTTTGTACCAAAATCCACTAGAAAACTACTAGAGCTTAAAGAGACCGGTTTTGATGTAGCATATTTAACAAAAATAGGTAGATTACAAGCATTTAACCATGGTTATCAAGTTATCCCTGATTATATTAGACGTAAAAGGGCTAAAGGATCAATAATAAATAATATTAAAATGTATTGTTCTATTTTACCTAGAGCAATGGAAACAGCTAAATTAGCCGCATTAGGATTTAGATGTGCTATAAATAATATGCCAGATATTAAAGATGTAAAATTAGAAACTATAATAAAACCTATCAAGGGTGTTTCAGAGAATTTAGTCTACAAACAGGCAGTGGGAAGTAGAACAGTTCCTGTAACTGATTATTTAACTAATATACAAATAGTTAATTTATTGAATAAAGAGATTCCTGATAATTATATCGAGGGTGATGGAGACTTTGCGCGTTCATGGAGAAGTAAAAAAAGAAATTATGATGGAGACTATGGGCTTGATGGAGACTACGGTAATCATATTTATGAAAGTCCATTACCATTGGGTTGTGATAATGCTGATATGTTGAAAGTATTTGATCAAAAAGAAAACTTAAAGATGAATGACTGGCGTGAACTGTGTAAAAAATTAGAATTAGAAAATAAATATGCTTTTTTTTCAGATTGGTGTTTTGATTATGATGAAAAAAAAGAAAGTTCTTTGGGATTGGATGATGATGATAAGGCTATATTAGAAGATACATTGAAACAAAGGGATGAGTTAGACAAATTAATGAAAAAAAAATTAAAAGAAAAAAATACAAGTAAAATAAAAAAATCTAAAAAATTAGAACAAAAATTAGAACAAAATATGGGAGTTGATCGTTATCAAGCGTCACAGGCACAAGTTGCGGCTCTACAAGAACAATTAGCGGCTAGAGAGGCAGAATTGGCTGCTATGAATTCATCTAGCGGTGGAAGTAAATTTAGAAAAAGAACCAAACATAAAAAAAGAAAATATGGTGGTAGTTTTAGACGTGGTAGTATTAGAAGACGTGGTAGTATTAGAAGAAGTAATAGAAGCAGTATTCCTAAAAGAAATAGTCCGCCATTTATATCAAAACTAGCTAGTGATAAACCACCTACCAGATCTTATGAATCAATTCAAACTGGTGTTAGAGATATAGAAAGTATTGATGAATATAGTCAATCTAAAAACAGTTCAAATTTTTTAGCCACAGCTGGAGTAGGGGTCCTGGGTGCGGGGTTGTCAATAATAGGATCACCTTTTTTTCTTACGGGAGATTTAAAAGATATTATGAAAACAGACGGGTTTTGGAGAAAGGTATTTAAGGTGGCTAAATTTGGATTTACATCACCTGCCATTTTAATATTTAATATGATAATAGCTACCAGTATATCATTAAAAGGATCTAGTGAATATGCAAATAGTCAGTATGGTAAAAATTTAGTATTACATCAAAATGATAAAGATTTTGTAGATATTATACATAAAAGATTTGAGTATTTTAACAATAAGGACTGGCCTAAAGAAAAAGAATCAACTGGGTTTTTTAATACATTAGAAAAAAGACAATTAATTATTTTTCTTTATACATTTACTCAACAAGAAATAACCAGACTTAAAGGGAACAAAAATCAGTTTAAAAAAATTGACAAAATAATAATATTATTGTTTAACTGTATCATAGAGACATGTCGTTTTAAGGATTATCCTACACTTAAAAGGAAAGATTTAGAAAGTTATTTCAAAAAAAGTATTGAAAATATGTGGGATATTTGGGATATTGATACTAAATCTGATAAACCTAAATTAAATGAAGGTATGGGAAATATAGAAATACCAGAAATACCAGTAATTAATATAATTAGTAGAAGACTCAGCTCTATTAATGATGACATTAAAGCTAAACTTAGTGTGGGTGAAGATTCATCACAATATCATGATGATTTATTCGTTAAAAGCTCTATAAATTCTGGTGAATATAATACTGCAAAAGATGAATATCTTAAAGCTAAAGAACAGTATGACACTAATAAAACGACTTTAAATAGTGATGAATTATTTAAATCTAAAAAAAAACTAAATAACTTTGATAGTAAATATGAATTTTCTATAGAATTTCGTTATAAAGATAACCTTAAACTTGAAGATTTATATACGGGGCTACTATTCACAGTGGATAATATTGAGCAAGAAGGTTCAGAAGGGCGTAAAAAAATTACATTTACAATTGATGAAAATAAATTAATACATAATACAGATAAATCGTGTATAAAGAAATTATATTCAACAATATTAGATATATTATTAAAATTAACTACTCGCAAATTTGAATATATCCTTAATGGTATTAATCATGGTGATGGTGGTAGTGATGGTGATAGTTATGAAGATATAATAAAAACTTTGCACGTTAATGTGGAACAAATTATGCAAGATATTAGAAATAGTTTAATATCCTTAGAAAACTCAATTTATAGAATATTATTATATAACAGTTTTGAAATAATACAAATTTATAATGAAACTATTGAAGCATTTGATGAATTACATGATGACGCCATTAGAGATACTGCTGAAGAATCATTTAAAACTAATTATAAATATATGAAATCACTTGTTGATAACGATAAAAGGGCGGATGAAGACCTTAAAAAAGAAACATTTAACAGAAATTCAGAAGAAGAAGTTGAAGAATTTGTTGAACAGGAAATACCCAAAGTAATGGACTTTCTAAGAAATATTTATACTCCAGATAAAATAAAAATTATCGATAATCTATTTGTTATTATGGAGGACACAACCAGGGATAATAGCAGTACATTACAGTCACTTCAAAGGTTGAGTCGTGTTCTACATATAAACCATGATAAATTTCATAAATTATCAATAGATAATTCATTAGGACAAAAATATTTTTGGAGATTTAATAAATATCAGTCATTCGAAAAAATATTTCCAAATGAATTATTAGTTAAATTAACAGGCGTTGATACAGGTTCAGGTGGACTAAGTGAACAATTACATAAACCAAGTAGAGGCCTAACTGTCCGAACCAATGAACCCAAAACATTACATATAGTTTATTCTCATGGTGATTTTATGAAAAAAAAATTTATAGAAGAAACCCCCTCGACTAATATAGAAAGTAAAATTAATGATTTATCCGATGAAATACTAACTTACCTTAAGAAAAAAGAAATAAATATTGGTGATGGCATAATTGCCAGGATAGATGATTTTATTACAGATATATTAGATGAAAAAACTATAGATGAACAAACTATACTCGAAAAAATAAAAGAAGAATATTTAGAGTCTTATCCGGATGAATTAGTTCTAGAAAGATTTAAATTAATTAAGGAAGAATTAAAATTAAAGGAAGAATTAGATAATAATGATAATAATTTATTGGATGAACGACTGCCGAATGAAGATAAAACTACCTTAAATAGAATATTAATAGAATCTGTTATGTATAGAAGTAATTCTAATTATGGGTTACCATCTGATAAGAATAACTATAATAAAATAAAAGAACATTGGAAAAATATATTAGCAAGGCAATCTGCATATTTAGATCAAAAGACATATGATACTGATATTGCTAATCCCGAGAATTTAAATTTAGCTAGTATAGTATTTTCTATGGCAGATAATACCCCTGGGCAAGCGGAACAAGAGACAGTAGAGGGAGTGCTACAAGGTATAGAGTCTATGGAACTAATTGATCCTGACGATGATCCTGACGAACTACCTGATCCGTCATTGATGGATGGGGGTGGAACTTTGAGAGGCTCTCGTGGAGGTGCATTATCATACAAAGAAAAACCTACATATATAGCCCCTCCAGATTTAAGTATTCCAAAGGTTTACAAAGAATATGATATAACATATGTTATCATATATTTGTTTATTTATGGTAGTACAAATTCATATATAAATTATGGAAAAAATTTTGATAAAATAAAGGACTTAAATATTAGTGATGATAATATTACAGAACATATTAAATTAAAGTATAATGTAGACAATTTGGATTTACTGAACTCAAGTAATCTAGATGATATAATGAATGAATTATTTTATGAATATAGTAAAATTGATATAGCTCTCTTAGATGAAATATATAGTAGTGATAATATCCTTGATAAATTTAGAAAATCTAATATATTAGACGAAATATATAATAAATTTAAAATTGATGAATTTATAAATGCTGGTTTAATAACCGATATAGATGGTCTAAAATATCATATTAACAAATATTGGTTTTTACATACTAATATACTAGAAAGAACACCCAATACTAGATTCTTAAAAGAAGGTAGTTATTATACAGGACAACTTAATAAACAAATAAATAATTTAATATTAGCGATTAAAACAGATGAAAATATAAATAAATTAAAAGGTAGTGATACTAAAGAAGCAGATATAACTATGCAACAAGATGAAATGGAAAGTAGTAAATCATCATTTTTTGAAATTGTAAATACCATTAAGTCAATTGCTAAATATGATAAAAAAACAATATTAATATCATTTATAAGTTGGATCACCGCTGGTAGTGCTTATTTCTTTAACCCAGCTATTTTATCATATTTAGCAACTGCAATAGGTGGCCTACCAGCTATACCTGGATTTGTCGTAATAATATTAGTATTAGTATTAATTGGATTAGGGTTGTACGGTGTCAAAAAATTTGTAGAAATAATTAAAAAGGGAGGGACTAGGTCCTCATTTGATATCTCAAGAAAAGGTGGTTATATAACGAATCGTAAAGTTAAAAGGACTAATCGTAAAGTTAAAAGGACTAATCGTAAAGTTAAAAGGACTAACCGTAAAGTTAAAAGGACTAATCGTAAAGTTAAAAGGACTAATCGTAAAGTTAAAAGGACTAATCGTAAAGTTAAAAGGACTAATCGTAAAGTTAAAAGGACTAATCGTAAAGTTAAAAGGACTAATCGTAAAGTTAGGAAACAATAAGTAAATAAATAATTATATTTTAGTTTAGTTAATTTAATTTTTTTATATCTTTGATTATAATGGGTCAAGGACAAAGTCAACAAGAAAAAATGTCTGCGGATGATATATATTCTCTATATATTCAACAGCAACAAAATCTGATAGTGCAACAACAACAACAGATAAATGAGTTATATCAAATGAATTTAAATCAACCACAAATCCCCACAAATATGGTATTTCAGCAGCAGCAACAGCAACAGCAACAGCAACAACAGCAGTTACCCGATCATTCTTTGAGAAAGTTACCATCAACTAAATTAGATCCTTATAAAATCTTAGGAATCTCTAAACAATTTGATGAAAATATGTTAAAAAAAGCATACTTGAAGAAAGCGATGAAAGTTCACCCTGATAGAGGTGGATCTAAAAAAGAATTCCAGAAAGTATCAATTGCATACACCGTTTTAAAGAAAAAACTAAAAGAGCAAGGTGAAATTCATCATCATAATGAATTAAAATCAAATGCGAAATCATTTATTCAATCTCAACCTACGCAACATATTGAATCAGGTGATAACTTCGATGCCAAAGTATTTAATAAAATATACGATGAGAATAGAATAGAAGATTCATATGATCAAGGTTATGGTTCATGGATGGAACAAACTTCATCTGAAACTGGTGATCAAAAAATGTTTCAAGGAGAGTTTAATAAAGACATGTTTAACCATGAATTTGAAAAATATAAACAAGAACAAAAGCAGAAGATGGGTAATCAGATGGTTCGTTACGATGAACCAGATACACGTATATCAATGAGAGGTCAAGATTCTATTGTAACTCTTGGACAAGGAAAGGTAAGTAACTTTAGCGGTGAAACAGGTGGAGGTTTGAATTTTACAGATTATAAAGCGGCATTCACATCAGATTCAACGTTGATAGATGAATCAATGGTTTCAATAGATGGACGTTCAACCTCTGTGAAGGGTTTAGAGCAACAACGTTCAAACATTTCTTATCAAATGACTGCTGAAGATAGAGAAAGGCAAGCTTATCAAGAAGCATTACAAAATAAAGAAGAACGTTCTAGAGTTCAGAGGTTACAAGTATATGATCAAAAAGGTGAAGATATGTATAATAAAGTCCATCAAATGTTACTTAGATAATTTATTCTTGAGTAGATTCACTAACATCGGATTTACTCTCTTTAGCTTTGCCAGCACCTCTAGAAGCTATAAAATCTCGTTGATTCTTAGTAGTACATACACAACCCGTAGACGTGGAAAAGGTGCTAGGACAGCAGTTAGGTGATGTTCTGTTATTTGCTAACATGAACATTTTCTTATCTGAATCAGGGTGTCCGTCTATGGAAGGACCGTATAGTGCTGAATTATCGGTGAATACAGGTTTAGTTGGACCCTGACTACTTAAGTATGTGAATAAAGCATCATTTGGTACTAATGCGGTTTCATCGGGTGATTTCATCCATGACTGATTATTACCAGTTTGTAAGCACAATCCGTCATAGGGTCCCATCATATCGGGCATTTGCTTGACAATCTTAGGTGGATTTTCAAAACCTTCTTTAACATATCCTTCTGTCAAATCACTATCACCACCACTACACCTAGCACCCTCTACAACATTCCTCTTCTTAAGAAAACATATTGATAAACAAGCGGCTACCGTTAATAATAACATTGTAACGTAATCATTATCTTCAATCTGGAATAAAACATAAGCATAGATCGCTAAAATAAAAAATTCCATATTATTCTTGGAAAATTCTACAATGGTATTTAAAGTCATTTATATACTCTTAATATATATTATTTTTATGATTTTGAGTAACACTTTAGCATTATCCATTTTAGCATTATATACTTTAGCATTCACTCTATTATTTTTGATTTACATTGAAGTATATGTAGGTTCTATAATGTTTCGTTATAACTCAGAAAATAAACTTTACTTTAATATTTGGTCAGGATTAAATTTCTTGATGCATCCATTATATGATAAATTCTTATGGAATATAAATTCACTACATATGAATTACCCTTTTATGATGATTATTTTCGTAGCTATAAATTTGATTTTAAGATATCATATTTTTGACATACAAAATGGATTTCTTGAAAGATTTAGTTCAAATTCAACAAACCATAATCTTAGAGAAACTATCTGATCATCTTTTAACTTCTGAAACAGATAAAATAGAATTTATTGATAAATTCAATAAACCAAATTATCAACTAATTAAAGTATCGAATACTAAAATGGTTATTAGGAAGCGCGTTAAAATTGATGATATGATAAAAGAATTGTGACTTCCAAAATATTATTCAGAATTGGGGGAACAACAATGTCCATTATCGGTTAGGTAAGGTGTATCATTACTGCAAATATTATTCTCTATAACTGTAAAATTAGTTGGGTCAGAATATTCCTTTGCCATACGATAAATTTGTTGTTTATAGTTAGGACCCATTCCTCTACCTAACCCTTGCATACTAGAATATTCTTTCGGCGGTTTACAATTAATTAATTCATTAGTACATGTATCTGTTACTTCTTCACCAAAGGTCGCCCCCCTTTTTTTTCTCCATAATGGTTTACCGTGGGGGCGCAGGGTGCGGCCATTTTTTTTATAATGTTCCGCATGGTTTGGACAAACATAACGGTCGTTACACTTATCCCAAAACCCACCTTGTTCCGGTTCGCTATTCACCCATCTATCTTCAGAGAGCAAGGCGCGCCCTTTATAATAATACCAACCATCTTTATCATAGTAGTAAGCATTACACGCCACTCCGCTAATAGGATTATCTTTATAATAACAAGCGTGGTGAGCACCACCTAAAAGTTTTTTATTATTTATATGATTATTCCTACGCTTAGTAACCTTATTCCTACGCTTAGTAACCTTATTCCTACGCTTGAAAACCTTATTCCTACGCTTAGTAACCTTATTCCTACGCTTAGACATATTTCTTCTACCCATTTTTATATATATATATATAAATTTGCGTATAAATTGAATATTAAAATTATAAGTATTAATTGTGAATCACAACCCTTCATTAAATAGATAAATTGTGCTACCCTGAAATGTATAAAATACGAACTATGTTAGACATGACATGTTATGAGTCAATTTGTATTTTATTAATGTATACTACATGATAAAAACAATATTTTGAAATGACAGGTTTCTTTATAAGAGGCGAGCTATTTTTTGAGCAAAGCATCTGGAATGTTTTTATTGGAATTGTATATAATACCGATTTAATGTAAATTCAGCAATGTAATTTCACTTTTTGTTAATATATAATCTATAATATTATATATATGGTTAAAATTGGTTTAGTATGTTGGCAACAGGGTGGGGGGACAAATGATTATATAGAACCTAAGAAGCAACCATGGTTAAAAGATGTTAAAATTGTTCAGAAAGGTAAGTATAAGGGGTTAATACCCTTTGAAAAAGCGCTACAGGCGGCACTTTTACATAAATATAAAGATGTAGAGGTTTCATTTATCAATAAGTTTGACGAAAAGAAGTTAGAAAAGAATGATGTCAATTTCTTAGTTAGTTTGAATTTACTGGCAGCATGGGAAAAGAGTGATCCTGAATATAAGCGTGTATTAAAGTTAATGCAGAAACCATCTTTAAATTTTTATCCAAACCTTAAAGAACAATTCTTTTTATTTGATAAAGGGGATTACTTAAAGTATTATGAAAAGAAAGGTATCCCGATAGCTCCAACATTTGTTATTAGAGATGACAGAGATCCTAAGAAGGTTATAGCAAAAGTGGCTAAAGAAGGATGGAAATCATTTGTCTTAAAACCTCATAGAGCATATGCTAATATCGGTATAGGTAAATTTGACAGAAAACATGTTGCTGTAAATAGTGTGGCGTCAAAAGGTTCAAATTCAGATACAGTATTACATTCAACTATAAGTAATCCCAATGTAATTAATGATATATCTAAGTTTTTGACTAAAAATAAAAAATTTCCAGCATTTGTCTGTCAAGAAGTAATGGATGGATTTGCTAAATTTTGGGAAATTAAATCATTTTGGATTAATGGTGAATTCAAGTATTATGTTGCGATGAAAGCAGCTGACAAAGTTTTCAGTGAATCTAAGATATACGGTTCTAATCCAGAAGAATTTGGAACAGTTTCCCCCAAGGTTTTAAAAGATATAAAAGCAATGGGTAGAAAAGTTGTAGATATGTTCCCTAAAATGAATAAACATTCCGACCCACCATTATATCTAAGAATAGATTTTGGTTGCTGTAGAGACAATACTATGGACGGACAAAGTTATTTCTTAAATGAAGTTGAATATGCGGGATGTGCGATATTCACTATGGAAGGTGTTGGTAAGAATATCTTTGATACCTGGGTCAATGCTTATTACAAGAAAGCTAAAGAATTTTCTTCTAAAAGTGTTTCTAAAAAAGGTCTTAAAAGGACTAATAGAAAAGGTAAAAAAGGTAAAAGAACTAAAAGAAAATAAATTCTAATCTTAAGTATAATGAATGATTTTCAAACAGTAACAAGTATCCCATCTACATTTAATATGATTAACCCTGTTAAAAGTAAAAATATAACTGAAGACAAAACTTGTTTAGCATCTTTTGATTATTTCAATAATGGTTCTCAAGGTAGCGTTTACTGGGGTTCTGAAAAACCTATGGATGAAGTATTTCCTTCTAACTTTAAACCTCATTCAGGGAAACCTACTCACTCAATCTGGAATAATTCAACTAAACGAAAAACAATAGTAAATATTAAAAAATAAATCTAAATATAAAGATTAAATCTATTATAATTTATATCTTATGGAAACATGTAATATTTTTCACGATGTTCTAGATATATCAACTCTAGATTGTCAACATATGTCTTGTACAAATGTGAATGCTAAAAAGAAAGAATTTGTTCATTGTGTAACCGATCCTAAAACAGATCTTAAGTTTTGTTATAGTCAATTAAGGTATGGTTCAAAGTCACAAGTTGTGGTAACAACGCCACCTATGATATGTCCATTTGGTATCAATAGTCAAAATAATAATTTTAAGATGTGCCTCCAGTTCACTAACTATAAGAGTGATAATATAATGAATAGTTTTTATGATTTTATACAGACTTGTGAATACAAGCAAATGGAACTCTTAGGATTAGATGAATCAAATAGTGATTTATTTATATCTCAAATAAAATATGATAGTAAAGGTCGGTATGATCCTAATTTAGAAGTAAAAATACCTTTTTCATATAATAGATTTAATTGTGATATTTATTCAGATAATTATGATGGAGTAGGAATTATGAACATTTCTAAGTTTTGTAAAGTTCAATGTGATATTTATTTAGATAAGATATGGAAATATAATGATAATTATGTTTCTAAATGGAAAGTCAAAATGATACATTTATTATAAGAGTTGTTTTAACGCGTTAATAAATGAATAATATTTATAAAGAATTTATTATAAAAATGGGAGAAGTTACTAGATACAATAAGTTACAATTAAATAACATTCAATATGATAAACCCGAAAACAAAGGCACGGTTTACTTTGGTTCAATGTTATATGATCTAAATCCACTTCTTCTTCAATCTTCAAGACTAAAAGTTAAAGGAATAGAAAAACAAAAATACATTGTTTTAGAAACAGATGAATCAGATTTTTCATTTTATGATAAATTAGTGCAATTAGATGATCACATTTTAGACGCAACCTATCAAAACAGCGAAGAATGGTTCAATAAAGAATTACCCATGGATATATTAGAGAATATGTATAAGAGAATAACAAAACCATTTAAAAAAGATGAAAAACCTTCATTAGAGTTAAAGTTGCCGTATCATAGTGATAAATTACAAACCAAGGTTTATGGTCAAACAAACGAATTGATTGACCTAGATAGTTTGGCGGTAGGATCTACGGTAATCCTTATGCTTCAAGTAAAAGGATTAAAGTTTTTAAAACAAAATTATTATTGTGATACATATTTATCACAAATAAAACTAATCAAAGAAACTGTTGCTATTAAACCGGCTTCATGCTTAATAGAAGATGATGAAGTGGGTGCTTCTGAACAAATTGATGGAAATTATGATTATGAAATTTTAGATGAAGAAATACTCAAGAAAAATAAAGAAATAGAAGAATTGAAATCATCTATTCTAAAGAATAAACAAATTATTGAAGAAGATGAAAATAATTTAGAAACAATTATTTCTGAAAAAAAAGATAGTATTGAACAAAAAAAAAATGAATTATCTAAATTAGAAGAACAGTTACAAAATATTAAATAAACTTTTTATTATTTTTTTATATTGTAATATATAAAATGGAAATGAATTGTGAAACAATGTTCAAAGTTATTGTCTATGTTTTAGCGGGTTATATAGCCTTAAAAGTCCTTAAAGACAATTGTGGTATTGATATACTAGAGGGATTTAGTCTAAGTGATGCAGCACCGGTTGAAGGGGGTATTAAGGCTTCAGAGGGTGTTAAATTTGATTCTATGCCTATGAATGTTCCAAGTGATGCTGGAAGAACGCCCCCAACTTGCTATCCCCACCCAACTCTAAAGGCAGAAGATCTCTTACCTAAAGAAGATAGTGATGCTATCAAAGAATTTAATACCGCAAAACCCCATGGTGAAGGTATTCTACAAGGTGTTAATTATTTGGATGCAGGTTTTCACGTGGGTGTAAACACTGTTGGTCAAAGTCTAAGAAATGCTAACAGACAATTACGTGCTGAACCTCCTAATCCCCAGGTAGCAGTTAGTCCTTGGCAGAATTCATCTATTGGTCCAGATCTATTAAGAAGACCTTTAGAAGATGGCGAAGGTTGCGCTGCATCAGCACCAGGACCTAGTGGTCCTAACCCAGCTTAAGTATTTAAAAATAATTCATTTAATATTATATAATATGAATAATCAAAAATTATATAATATGAATAATCAAAAATTTAAAGCAGACCCCTATAATTTTTCTAATAAACTCATTACAAAACCCGATGTTATTGATATTCTTAAGAAAGTGAATATGAATGACTTTACACCTGAAAATATTAAACTATACCAAGAAGCTTTTGTTCATAGTTCTTATAATTTTTTAGAAGATTATAAAGAATTTGTAAAACCCGATAATTGTTTACCTCTTCAAGGAAAATCGTATGAGACTTTAGAATTTTTAGGAGATTCTCTATTAGGATGTATGACAGCTGAGTATCTATTTCTAAGATTTGAAGGTGAAGATGAAGGATTTATGACTAAAATTAAGACTCGAATAGTTAATGGAGAACAATTGTGCTATCTAGCAACACAGTTGGGTATGAATAAACATTTAATCATTTCAAAACACATTGAAGAGAATTGTGATGGAAGATCTAATCAACATATTTTGGAAGATGTATTAGAAGCTTTTATTGGAGCACTTTATATGGATTGTCAAGATTTTAAGATTATTCAAGAATTTATATTTAATTTAATTGAATGTCATTTAGATTTACCTGAAATTATATTAAATGATACTAATTTTAAAGATCAGATTCTAAGATATTTTCAACATAATTTTAAGTTATATCCTAAATATAATCATATTATTAAGGACAATGCTGATAAAGAATTCACATGTGAATTATTAAAAGAAGGAATAGTTATTTCCTCGGGTAAAGGTAAAACAAAAAAGAAAGCAGAACAGAACGCATCATATAATGCTTTAGTACATTTTAACGTTTTGTCTTAGACTTTTTCTTATTCTTAGACTTTTTCTTATTCTTAGACTTTTTCTTATTCTTAGACCGTTTCTTAGCCTTAGACCGTTTCTTAGCCTTAGACCGTTTCTTAGCCTTAGACCGTTTCTTAGTCTTAGCCTTATCACCACCTTTTTGCGAAATAACTTTTACTCGTAAATTATTTTTAACTTCTTCAAAATTCTCTAACAATGTCCACTCATTAAAATCGTCATCATAATATTCCATTTCATTAATATTAATATTAAGTTCAGAACTTAAAGAATTTTTAAGATCAACAATATTTGATGCCATGACTGTAATTTCTTTTTTTTTTCATCATCATCTATTTTCTCTATATTCAATAGATAACGATTCTGTCTACCATCAGATTTCCCCTTAGTTTCTTGTTTCAATAACGCATATTCTCTTTCTATTTCTCTATTATCTAACTCATTACATTCAGTTAGTTTTTTACCACAGTCTAACATATTATTACTATAAACGACCCAGGGACTTTTCATAATATCTATGTTCGTAAGAACACCAACATCAGGTGCAACTATATCATTAATGCATTCATTATATATATCAAGGCAATCTTCTTCTAACATATAATTAAAATAGTATATATATTATTTGAGTTTTTATTATTAAATTAATCTATCTAATATGTATAATGCCATCACCCAGAAAGAAAGAAATAATAATTAATAGTAAAATTAACGCAGTTTTAAAAAAACATTTCAAAGATAATATTCAAATTTTATCATTAAAAGAAATAGATAAATTATATAATAGTGGTGAAATAAGTAGTCCTGTATATAAATTTTTAAAAGATGTAGTTAAATATCAAGGTAGAGAAAAAGAAGGTAAAATCGAAATAAAATATTCTTATGATATTAAAGAAAAACCTAAGATTAAAGTTACTATAAAATTGACTAAAATATTAACTGATCACTTTGATGGCGAAATAAAAAATATTCGTGCATCATCACTAAAACAACTATTAAAAGATAAAGAAATAACTAAAGAAGAAGAAAAAGAATTGATTAAATTAAAGAAAGCACAAGTAAAAGGAATACTAGATGATATAGTTGAATATGAGAAACCTGAGTCACCTAAACCTGATTCACCTAAACCTGATTCACCTAAACCTGATTCACCTAAACCTGATTCACCTAAACCTGATTCACCCAAGCTCTTATTAGAACCAGAATCACCTAAAGATCCACCCACTTTTTGGAATCCAGAATTAGAACCACAATCTCCTGTTTATGATGATAATTCAGTGGACAATTCTCCTACGTATGATCCAGGTTCACCACTACCTCTTGAAGATGAAAGTCCTACGTATGCGCCAGGTTCACCACTACCTCTTGAAGATGAAAGTCCTACGTATGCGCCAGGTTCACCACTACCTCTTGAAGATGAGAGTCCTACGTATGCCCCTGGTTCACCGGAACCTTTAGATGAAGAAATAACCAATATTAAAGAAGGAAAATACTTAATACCACATAGAAAAGCATTTGTAGACTTTGTCAATGATGAATTTTATAAAGATATTTTGAAGAAGACTAGTGAATCTGATCTTAATGTTTATCAAGTATTAGTTAGAGAATATTTATCTATTGAAACACCTTACAGAGGATTATTAGTTTATCATGGTCTTGGGACAGGCAAAACTGCTACGGCAGTCTCCATGGCTGAGAAGGCTTCAAGTGATATGAAAATAACCACTCTGTTACCGGCTTCATTAGAAAGTAATTTTATAGGTGAAGTAAAAAGATGGGGTAAAAATGAATTAGATATTGAAGGGAGTCATTGGTCATTCATACCCTTTAAGGAAATACAAGGAGATGATAAAATTAGAAAAGAATTATATGATGACTATGGTGTAACAGATGAAGTATTAAAAAATATTATTAATCACACTATTAGAGAAGTAAAGCAAAAAATAAAGAAATCATTGATTGATGGTGACCCTGATTTACAAAATAAGAAACCAGTTTTATTCAATAAAATGAAACAAGAATACAAGAAGATATCTGGCGATGTTTTACAAATGAAAGGGTTTTGGAAGCATGGTTCTACAGGAGAAAAATATTCTGATATGAGTGAATATCAAAGAATATTTTTAGAATGTCAAATACATAAACTAATAGAATTAAAGTATAATTTTATTCATTACAACCCACTACCCACTATAAATAAATCTGATAAAGAAATAAAAGATTCGGATGATGAAGATATGTTTGAAGATGAATTGATTAAAAAAGGTAATGCTTTAATAAAACAAAATCTCATTCAAAAATTAAACTATAACGTAAGTAAACATGGTGTAGAATCACCATTTTATGGAGAAACTATTATAATTGATGAAGTTCATAATTTTGTTAGAGAAGTTGTTAATGATAGTGGTTCAGCTAGGACTTTTTATGAATGGATAATCAATGCTGAAAAAGTTAAACTAGTATTCTTATCAGGGACACCTATTATTAATAAACCGTCTGAGATAGCTATACTATATAATATGTTAAAAGGGAAACAAAATGTCTATACCTTAACCGTTAAATCAAATGAAGAACCACAAGAAGTTACCGAAAAATTAAATGATATCTTTTATAAAGAAAATTCACCAATTGAATTATTCCATGTTTCTAGAAAAGAAGGTAAATTAGTAATTTCATTTACAATGAATCAAGAGTCATTTGTTTCGGTTATGAACCCAGAAAATAAATTAGTTTATACATCTGCTGAAAATAAATATACATATAAACAATTTATTAAAACAATCTATTCTGGTCTTGAAAAAATATTTAATGATTCAGATATAACACCCAATTCTAAAAGTGCCACAAGTTCATATAAAAAACCTATTGTTTTTGACAAACAATTGAATGTACCATTTTACAGATTTCAAAATTTATTTGAGATAAAAGATAAAGGGGAACTACGAGACTTATCTAATGCGGAAAATTTTATGGATTATTTCTTTTTAGATAATTTTGAAATTGATGATCAGAAAAAAACTTTATTAAGAAGAATGTTGATGGGTTTAACATCATACTATCCCATAGATAGGTCGCAAATAGGTTCTATGCCCACCGTAGTAGCACCTCAGATTACAGACGGATATGAAAATTACGCTATTACTGAAAAAATTACGGTTGAGGCGTGTCAAATGAGTAGCTTACAATTTAATAAATATATTGAAGTATGGCGTTCAGAAAAGAAAAAAGATTTAATTAGACAAATGAAACGTCATTTACATGAAGAGTTACCCTTTGATTTTAATATTAGAACAAGACAAATTTGTAATATGATTTATAAAGATGATGAATTCCGTTATATTAAGGATGATGATAGAGCTTACGGTAAAAAAATAGAGCAATATGAAGATTTAAAACAAAATAAATTGCTTGAATATGAAAATAAATTATCTGAATTTTCACCTAAGTTACATAGAATAATGAAAAATATATTGAAGTTTAGAGATGGTATAAAACCAACTGGTAAAATATTAATTTATAGTGATTTTAGAGGTGATTCTGGTGGAGAAATAGTTGAACAAGTTTTAAAAGCAAATGGTTATTCATTATATGATCCAAGTGAACCTACTTCTAATTCATTAAAATTTACATTTATATCAGGTGAAGAAAGTGTTGATCTGAGAAAACAAAATATGAAAGCATTTAATGATTCATCTAATAAATATGGTGAACATATTCAAGTTATGATTATATCTGGTGCGGGTGCAGAAGGTATTTCACTTACTTGTGTTAGACAAGTTCATATTTTAGAACCCTTCTGGAATTTTGTTCGTATCGATCAAGTTTTTGGTAGGGCAATACGTTTGAAATCACACGATGAACTTGATCCTAAAGAACGTAGCGTCGAAGAATACCTATATTTATCTTCGTTACCATCAGGTTCATCTATTGAAGAAATATATCAATCTATCCAAGGGTGGGATAATGTACCAGAGTTAACAAATGTTAAAGCTGAAATAGCTGAGAGTCAGAATAAAGATATCAAAGAAATAATTGATATGATTCAAAATATAGGTCAGTCAGTAGATCAAAAAATATTCGATATTATGGAGAAGAAATATAAGGTTTCTCAAAATATAATAAATATTATTAAAGAATCATCTTTAGATTGTATCCAACACACCAGAGATGATCCAAGTATTAATGAAAAATGTATTCGTTTCAGTAATTTATTAATGCATGAAATAGCTTATTTCCCTGGTATATCGGCCGAAGAATTATTTGAAATTGATGTTAAACAATTAAAAGCTAGTTTCTTATTATTTATGAAACCCAATATATATGTGGTTGGTTCAGGTGATGATTATATTTATTATGAAAGTGAAAAAGAAGGTTTAGATATCCGTTATATTAGAGAAAACACTAAAAAGATATGTTCATTATCATTAGATGATGGTAACATCTATTTTAATGCTGAAAAAGACCATGATTTAAATGATGAATTAGGAAAACAATTTTCAGTTTACCAGGATATGTATTCTTTAGATAAATACTATGATGAAATAGTAGATAAGAAATTTCCATCGGTAAAAACAATTCTTAATGGAGGTAAAATAGGTTTTAAAATTAAATATAATCCAAATGAAATGATGTTCTTTTCCTCAAATGAAGAAAATAAACTCAGAAGATTATATAGATTTGATGAATTTATAGATAATAAATTAACAAAACCATTAATACTTTGTAATAAAGAAGTATTTATTCAGGATTAAAATATATATATAAATATAATGGATAGTGCACCCGTAACACGCGTTAATTCTACACCGAGTAAAGTAAATTTGGACCTTTTTAGTTGATACAGCAACTGTAATAACCAGAGATATGCGTTCTAACTTCAAACTAAATAAAATGGAATCCATGAGATTTACACGGGATATAACTAATATTATTAAAAAAATATTGATAGAAGATGAAACCCTAATTAAAGAACTAAATAAATATGAATTAAAACCTATAAACAGTAAAGGATGTGCTAAAAAGAAAAAGAAGAAAAAGAAGAAAAATAAAAAAACTAAAAGAAGGTAAATTATTCAGGACCAATTAAATGAATAGTATTTTGTAATGATAAATTCATAATATATAAATCTTTTACATCTGATAAGTTTCCTTGAACCTCTAATTCTATGTTATCATCTTTTTTATGAACACTTATAATTCTATATTGTTTTTTGAGTATTGAAGCATCTATACCTTCTTTACTTTCATAATTATTAATTCGTATATAATCTCCTTCTCTAAATTCTCTAAAGTCAGATTTAATCGTAATTTTATTATCAGTATTATCTACTATTTTATAAACATCACATCCATCATTTTCATTGAATAATTGATTTCTAAACTGAATTCTAACAGTATCTTCTGTTACCACTATATTTTTTTCATAAAATGGTGAATATATCCCATGTTCTCTATTTTGTAATTTAATTGTTCCTCTTAAATGAAGTTCTATAGTAGTCTTACCAATTGTAACTAATAGTATAGGATTCATAAACAATTCTGATTCTTCAATAGGTATGATAATTTTATCTATTTGAAATATTTTAGTAGGCAAACTTATCCTACAATTATGCCTAGATGATAATTTTAAATTAATTTTACGTTTTAATGAATATACTATAAAATCATCTATTTTTTCTGATTCTCCAACTTTAGTTAGTTCATTTTGTTTTAATATGAAATTTTGAAAGTATTCAAGTTGAGTTGTTAATAAATGATTATTTAAATCTTTAATATCTTCAGTATTCACAGCATTGAATGTATTGATGAAATTTGTTTGAAAAAATTGATTGTATGTTTCATTATTAGATACATTAACTTGATAATCTTTTAAAATCATATCATTAATTAGTTTATACATATATGTCCTGTTGTGTTCTGAATAGTATTTATCATATAAAGATGTCATTATATGATTAAATTAAAATAAGATAAAAAATAAAACGAATTATTTAAACTCTGCGTTTAGAAATCCTACGTTTGGTGCTTTTGCGTTTGAACCTTCTGTTTTTGGAGCTTCTGTGCTTAGAACTTCTACGCTTAGAACTTCTACGCTTAGAACTTCTGTGTTTGGTGCTACTGTGTTTGGTGGTTCTGCGTTTAGTATGTCTTGTTTCATTAAATCCTCCATCCATACCCAGGCCACCGTCTGCTGTCTTTATTTTATATTGCTCATTAATTACATCAGCCTTATCTAATATATCTTTATATTCAGTAGGATTTAAATCATTTACAACTTCTAAGAATTTTGTATCGTACGTCTTATCAGGCGGATAATCGTATGTAAGTTTAAAAAAATGATAATTATCCACCAAGTGTTGCATGAGAGCGATATTGCCTTGATTAGGTAAAAATTTTTTAGCCAATTCCTTAAATTCACTAATACTTTTAATCATCATAATTATATAACTAACATAGAAAAATTAATAGAAAATATAATATATTATAAATATAATATATTATAATGAGTAAAGTTAAAATAATTTCTGGGAAAGGTAAAATAAGTTTTAACAAAGAAGCAGATAAGGCTAAGATGGAAAAGAAATATCCAAATGTTGAATTTGAAAAAATGAATAAGTTAACTTTTACTATTAAGCCGGAGAGACCTTCGATATGCTCTGGATGTAAGGACTGGGATAAAGGAAATAGAAATAAAGAATATAACTTAAATGTTAAAGTAGGCAATACAGAAATACCCTGTTTATTTAAAAAATTTGCGTGGGCATGGAATTTACGTGGTGGTAAAAAAAGAAAGATGATATTAAAATATCAGGTGGAATACAAAATAAATTGTTTAAATTTTTCAGATATGAAAAACTTATGAATAGTAAAACTAAAAAGAAAACACGTAAAAGTAAAAAGAAAAAGAAAACATCTAGAAAATATTCTTAGATTCCTTTCTTTAAATCTGATCTAATTTCTTGTTCCAAACAGGCTCTATACTTTAATTTATCTGCATCTGAACCATTATTTAGATTATCCATTTCTATTGTATAATTATCTTCATCCTTTGGATCGGGGCAATCTACTTCACCATCAAAGTTAATGTCAGATTCTATTAATTTGCTTGTAAATACACTAGTAGCTTTATTTATAACTTCAGATTGTTCTTCTGAAAACATAAAACCAAATAATGTGTTATTACTTGTATACCATATTATTCCAGCTATAATAAATGTCACTAAAGCACTATATAATGATAACTTGATAAGATATAATCTAGGGAAATTACATTTTTTTGTTGAGTGAAAGACTGAATAAACATTGATAATCAATGCTAAAATAATAATAAAAAATTGTTTCAATTGAACATCTTCTGTAATAGAATAAATATGGATAACACCTGTTAATACCAATAATACTAATACTCTTTTAACCATTTTTATCCGTTTATCTTCACCCTCATCTATTGTTAATATAAAATGATAATATCCTGCTATTATACTTGATATAGCGATTATAAATATAATTATATTTGAATAATTAAGTTCCATATATATACATTACATAATAATTTACTGTATTAAGGTTGCCCTGAGTCAGTATTCCCGTTAGTTTCAACTGTATTATCACCTGTACCTGTATCTGTAATACCAGTAGGTATAGTAGGTTCTTCACCTGGAGTAGCTACACTTGATGGTTGACTGAACACACCCGAACCAGAACCCATGGGTGGATCAACCTTGCTAGCTAGACCAACATCACTTTTAGAATTAGTAAGTGTTTGATCTTCAAAATTTACCATACTTGGAATACCTGAACCCATTGTATTTGCACTCATATCATCCATAGATTGAAAGGTTGATTTTATTTCTTTTTCAGTAAAGTCATCATAAGAAAAAAATCTACCATGTGATGTCATCCCCGGATTCCTTCCCGGGAATATAGCATTAACTATATCATCTACTGACGGACCTTTTACATTGGGACATGAAGGACATTCTGGACATTCCAAATTAGTTGGTCCCCCATTTTCACATACACAATCAGGGCATGTGTTTCCATCAGGACAATTACAATCAGGACATTCAGGTATAGCAGGACAAGTTGGACACTTAAAATTATCTATTTTATTTTGTAACTCAGTTGTTTTATTTTTTTCTGAATAAAGCATAAATAATATCACTACTGCTAATAACATTACTATGCCTTGTAAAATCATTACTCCCATGTTTTCATCCATATCAAAAGCATCCATATAATTTAAACAATATTTAATTTTAAAAATTATTTATCCAGTTTTAGTATCATCGGGGTGTAAAAAGCAATGGTTTCTATATTCAATCATTTTTTTATCATTTAGACCACTAGAAATATATTCTGAAAAAGGGGTTTCATTAATCATATTTTCTAAGAAGTGCATACTGTAAAATCCACATGAAAATGAATTTTTTTGTAATGTTTTATCATTCACAGTTACAACAAAATCTTTATTTATTTCAGAACCTTGTTCCTTAATTTTTTCAATTAATTCTTTAACTTCTTTCATAGGCTTAGATGCGAATGAATCAAAGAAATATATACCCGGTTGTGAGTCTAAGTTCAAACCATCAATATCTACATACATAGCAAACCAATGTTGTCCGGGACCTTTGCTATCATCTGTATTAAATACCATCGCTAACTTATGTTCTCCTTTATCTACATGTTGTTTTAAGTTTATTTTACATAAATCAGAACTAACTGAACAATTCTTAAAATCAATGGGGATAGCACCGTATGAATATACACCCGATGTTTCTTCGTGGTGTTGTCTCAAAACGGCTTCAATATCAAAATTACTAATCCATTTAGTATAATCATCTACAATATCTTCGGGCATTTTGGGTCTAAAATGTCTCCTAAAATAATCAACATCTCTACTAGATAGACTATTCATTAATTTCCTTATATTTAACCAACATGCTTCATTCTTACAATTAAAATTATTTTGCATAACATTACAAATCTTCTTATATAATACTTTTTCAGGGATGCCTTCATATTTTAATGTTATACCATTTAAACTATTAATTGCTTTGGCTATTTTTATCAGTATATCACCAGATAAACAACTATATCCTAATTTATTTTTTTTTGGAGAACAATTTTGTTCTTTATAATGTGATATATCACTTATTTCTTCACTTGACGTATTTAAACTAATAGGTGTTTCTTCTATACCACTTAAATCAGTAGATAAATATTCATCTATTTTTTTTACTAAAATTTTTTTCAATGATGGTTTAGATTTTGATTTAGATGCCTTAGATTTAGATGCCTTAGATCTAGATGCCTTAGATTTAGATGCCTTAGATTTATATGCCTTAGATTTACTTCTAAATTTACCTACTTTAGATTTAGTGGGATTAGTCCCCCTACCTTTTGATTTAACCATTATTAATATAATAGAAAATTATTTAAAACATACCTGTATACTATTAATATAGATTCATGGATAACAATTCTAAATTATCTTCTTATAGAGAACAATTAAATACCTTAGTAACTAATGTTTTTGATGAATATTTAAACTTAGAAACTGAATCAACTAAAACAATTGATTCACTTAATAAACAATTAGATTCACTTAAGAGTGATTATAATTCTATGTTATCTACGAAGGTTTCAGAACATGAAGAAGAATTAAAATCATTAAATGATAAAATATCTTCATTAGAATGTGAACTAGGGGATGTTAAAAAAGATAATTCTAATAAAGATAAACTTGTATCAGAGTTACAGAAGAAAGTTAATAGTGTTACGGAAGAAACCAGCGAAAATAAGTTCGATATTATCAGAGGTCAAGCAAAAGAAATAGCTGCTAAAGATAAAGAACTTATTAGACTTAGAGAAGAATTGGTGAAAGCAAAACAAGGTATAATGGATAAACAGGTTACAATGGATAAAAAGAATATGGGTTGGTCTCCAACAAGCAGTCCAACACCCGCTTTACCTGTTGAAGAAGTAAAGTTAGATGAACCTGTCAATGTTTCTAAAGATGAAGGTTCTGATTCAGACTCAGATGAAGAATATGAAATGATTACATACCGTAAAAATAATTATTTCATGAGTAAGAATAAAGTATATGAAATTATCAAAGATGAAGATGGTGATGATGATGTAGGTAAGTGTATAGGTGATTGGGTAAAACATAATTCTGGTAAATTTAAGTTAGTCAAGAACTAGTTGTAAACATCTTTCAAAAATTTAATAAAATCTTCAGCAATATTTTCTTTATTATTATTCTTAAAATAATATCTAAAACGATTATTTTCTTGGACATACATATCCATTAATTCTTTATTGATGTAATTTTTCTTGCATATACCAGCCGTATGATGCATTTTACTTGCTACAACTTTAACACTTTCATTTAAATGTTTTTTAAAATTTTTAGCAGGTTTTAATAATTCTTTAATTAAATCGGTATTTGCTGTCCATGTTCTAAAATTTTTAGCACTGAAGTTACCAAACTGCTTTAAGTAATTATTAACATCAGGAGCATTAACATTATAATATTTAGAATTAGAACGATAACTGAATATACGGTCTTTTTTACCTAATAATTTCTTCCTGGTTCTTAAATTTTTAATTAAACGCTTGTTCTTAACCCTACATGTATTCCTAACTCCTTCTTTACCTATAAAATCTACTGTAACACTTTCTTTACCAACTTTAATATGCTGATTCTCTAAGGTACAAACACCAAATGAATTATTTTCTTTCGCATACTTTTCATTACCTACTCTAAAATTACATTCATCCATCATCTTTAATATCATCGCTATTTGTTTCTTTTTAGAGTCTTCAAAAGATATCATATCTTTATTAACACGTTTCATAATACATTCATAGTTATTACCAAATTCTATTAATTTTTTATATTTATTATCATTTGCTTTTTGAACGTAATTTGGATTATAGGTATATTGTTTTCTACCCCTTTCATCTACACCAATAGCTAAGACTTTATCATTTTTATTCATATTAATTTTAACTTTATCATATGCTGGTGCTATGTATAAATTTTTAATTAACGGTACATAATCAGTTTTAGATAATACATTATCTCTAGTATCACGATATTCATGGACATATTTTTTCCCTTTTTTGGATTTAATGTATCTTACTATAAATTTTTTCATATAACTTACTAGTTAGTAGATAATATTTTAGATTTAACGTTTTGTTCTTTTGACTTTCTTCCTAGTTCTAGATACTTTCTTCCTAGTTCTAGATACTTTCTTCCTAGTTCTAGATACTTTCTTCCTAGTTCTAGATACTTTCTTCCTAGTTCTAGATACTTTCTTCCTAGTTCTAGATACTTTCTTTCTTCTTTTAGATATTTTACGTTTTCTACCACCCCCGGATGAAGGTTCTGTAGCCATCAAATAATCCCCTAATTTAAAATAAGAATTTGTATCTAAATATATGTAAACATTATTCAAACATTCATTAAAATACAAATCAAAGAAATTTTTATATTCATTTAGACCCTCAAATAGAGATTCAAAATCGGGTATATAATCTAGGAAAAAATTTAAAAATGATTCTAATAAAGTCATCATTTTTTTATTTAAATTTAATACAATAAAGTTATCTTCACTGTATTTACTAAATTCTTCAAAATCAGCAATACCATATGCTTGATATATATCATACCGTTTGTGGAGTTCAGTTTTCAAATTATCTAATTTGCTTTGTAATCTGGTAATTTTATCATTCTCCACTTTTAGCCCCTCTCCATGTTCAGCTAGTGCTTCAGTTATCATTATCAGTTCTTGATGTAATTTAGTTAAACTTATTAATTGTGTTTTTAATACTTGATCTAAACCTTCATATTGTTTTTCAAATTCTCCATCAGAATTCAACCACTTAACTTTCTCATGTTGATATTCTGTAAATGCTTTATTTAGTACTAGTATTTCTTTTTTGAGTATTTCAAGATTATTAGTATTGGTCGTGATTTCCATCTGTTTTTCCTTCGATAATTCAGTTATCATTTCATTTAATTTTTCCTGGTATTTATCTTTATTTTTTGTAGATACCCCCATTAATGTTTTAACTAATCCTGTCCCCAAGGCGTCTTCTAAAGCAGATGCTTGTTCAGCAGTTAGATTTTGTTTTAAATATGTTTGAAGGTTGCGATCATCTCCTAGTAAATTTGTAGCAGCACGTATTTCCTCTACAATTCTGTTTTGTTCGCGTAGATTTTCCTCAATTACTGATGCAAATATGTCTGATATTTGTTCTTTAATTTTATATATATCTAGTGCATTATCTTCTGATCTTTTTAGTAATGTTTTTTCTAGAGTTTCCTTACCTTCTTTTGTTTTTTCAGACGGTTTGGTTTTAGCTTCTACTATTGCTCTAGTAGTGTTTAATTCTTCTTCTGTTTCTTCATGTGCTGTCAAAAGATTTTTATCAGCTACAATTTGACCTAATAATTCTCTGTATTTAGCTTGTAGTTCCTTCATTTCAGTTTCAAGATCATCTATAAATCTTAATATTTTACCATAATGTTCAAAATATTCATCTATATTAGTATTGAATAATGAATATAATATATTGGTATGGTTTGTACCGTGATAACTATATTTTAAAAATAGACCTAATGCTTTTTTACAAGATTCACTAATGAAATCTGAATATATTTTATCTGAGAAATTTATTATTTTTGGGGTAGCAGGATTCCACATACCTACTTGAGTATGTTTGGCACCAGCATTCGATGCAGCTTCTGCAGACCCTTCTAATACAGCAAAAGGTGCTTCGCTGTCTATACAGTACTCCTTATCATTCATAGATACCTTTATATATCGTCCAAATTTTTTACCTAAGATGACCGGCTCGCGCATTCCCATATTATTCGCTATTTGCTTCAGTTCTGGTGATTTTAATTTATTTAAGTCTGTAACACCCAGCTCGTCTGTAACTCCATCAATTGTTCTATTTAATGAAGTTTTATTTAATGAAGTTTTATATAATTTCAAAAAATCATCAAACATACTCTTACATGAATCGTAGTCTTCTTTATCAAAATCTGTTAAATTTTCTAAACGTCTTAAATATTGATAAAGATGATTGGCGATATGATATGTATCGTGGCTAAATTTTAACATATATTCTTCTACATATTTAAATGCAATATTATCCCCAAGGCACATTATTCCTACAGTATCTTCTTTACTAATATTTTTCATTAAATTTTTTAAACACGGTGGTGTTTTATCTTCATATCTCCATCTACGGACAGGTTGAGGAATAAGTGGTGAACCCGGTGATGAAGTTGGTGAAGTTGGTGAAGTTGGTGAAGTTGATGAAGTTGATGAACGCCTTGAAGTTGATGAACGCACTGATGAAGTTGATGAAAGCGATGGTCGACTAGATGATCCACATGGGTTTTCCACCAAGACGTCATTGTTTTTATAAATCTTAACATTACGTACATCGTCATAATCACATAATTCCTTATGTGAATCTAATAATGTTACCTTAGAATATAAATTCATTAATGTTTCATCTGGTAAAAACCCCCCTATAGACCGGATATTATACTTACCCTTATTCTTAGCCACTTTCGCATAAATTATGCCCCGAATCATTTCATCAGTCGTTGCATTCTTCACACCAAACTTCTTCGCAATAGTAGCCAATTCTTTAGCCGGCTTTTTTTTCAGCGTTGTTTGTAGATCTATTTGGGCTTGTTGACTTAGACTCTGACGTTGTTTAACAAATACAATATAGCCGGGGAATTTCTCTTGATCAGCAAAATTCATTGTAATTAATGAATGTTCGCCAATTACATTTTCAACTTCATGGATAGCTGCTTGTTGTTCCCTGGTAAAAGCTATTTTTGCGGCCTTAGCCTCCTTTTCTTCACGGTTGGTTACCGCAATAGCATCCAACATAGCATTCAACTCGGCCTTCTCCACCGCCTTCTGCGCCTTCTTCTCCGCCGCCTTAGATGCCTTCTCCGCCGCCTTAGCTGCCTTATCCTCTTTCTTCTTTGCCGATTCACGGCTACTTATGACAGTAATGTGGTCTTTCTCCATTGTTGGGTTTATGGTTTTCCAAACCTTGATAATTATTTGTTTTATGCTTGAATCATCAACCTTAGTTTGTTTCCATCTATGTGTATTTGAAGCTATTGCTTTAATAAAATTATTTATGGTGAGGTCGGTATTATAAGTCACACTTCTATCTTCAAATTTTTCGATTAAATATGGTTTATAGACACTTAGTATATTACCAGGAGTATTATAGCCGCTTTCGGCCACCGTGGCATCTAAGCCACCATGGCGAACACTCACGGTTTGACTTGCATTATTCTCCTGCAATATGTGTAAAGTAACTACTAACCAAAATAAATTTAAACAAGGAGTATTCCCTGTAGTTAATTCTTTTTCACCCTTTTCCCTACAGGGGTAGATGGCCTCACTACCTTTATCCCCAATATAAATAGTATATCCAAGTGGATCTGGTTTATTAACCACTTCTAATATCCTTTCCAACATACTTGTGGTAGCCATTATATATACACATATAAATTTATATCAAATGATTACTTTTTAGAATAAAAGAAGTTTCAGCTTTCCTATTATCCTTTAAATACTGTATCAGTAACCCACCTTTTTCGGGTGTATCGAAGTAATCATTTAATTTCTCTTCTAAAAACTTATAACTTAATGATTCTGAAGATTTTTGTTCTTTCAATAATACATTAGTTTGTAGAGCGGGTATAGAAAATATATTATCTTCTAAATTTTCAGAATGTATTATAGGACATATCCTTGATTGTAAAATATCTTTTTTCTTTCTAATATCTGAACATTTTTTGTTCAATTCTTTTAATTCTAAATCAAGTTTAGTCCACTGAAGCAAGTTTTTTTGGAGGGTGTCCATTGGTTGAATATAATTTCCACTAGCCATTTAACTTGTTTATAAAAAAATAATCCTTAAAAAAAACGCATTTAAAATAAACCTCCATCATTTTCTTTTTACATTTTATTACGTTTTGTATTCTTTCTAACTTTACGTTTTGTATTCTTTCTAACTTTACGTTTAGTATTCTTTCTAACTTTACGTTTAGACCTTTTTAGACGTCCACCACCCTGTCCTCTCATTTTCGCCCTGCTTGCTTTATTTGCTTCTAAATATTCTCTCATATTATCATTATATCCATCTAAAAAATAACAACCTTCTTCGGGTTCCCATCTACAACCTATATTTTCAAGTCTTTCACAACTAGTCTCACCTCTGTACTTTGAAGGCATAAATATAGATTCGCTTCCTTCAAGGGCACATTTTCTAATCCCTTCTGCAGATGGACGTTGACTGCGACCACGGTTGTTTGCCCTTGCATCATGTCTAGCGCGCCTATCTCTCATACCCATATTTTATATATATTATAATAGAAAAAAAATATATAATATACTAATATATTTATTCCTTATTATGAATAAAAACTTTAATATTCAACATTAATATTATTATTATGAATAAAAACTTTAATATTCAACATTAATATTATTATTATGAATAAAAACTTTAATATTCAACATTAATATTATTATTATGAATAAAAACTTTAATATTCAACATTAATATTATTATTATAAATAAAAACATAGACATGAAAAATAAACCCATCCACATGAAGTAAGGATACATCTGATCTAAAATCTGTTGAATCAATGGTTTTAGAATATCATTCTCTATAAATTCTTTATTTTCTTGTGTATTTAGTTCTTTCTTAATACTCTGAAATATTTTTTCTTTTATTAATTCAATACTCATATTAAATTAATGTAAATATTATTAAATTTGATTTAAACATAAAATATACCTGTATATTATAATTATTACCAATGGGTATTAAAGGACTTACACAACTTATCAAGGATAATGCACCAGATGCTATTGAAACTGTTAACCTACATAAGATAACAGGTAAAACTGTAGCTATTGATGCGAGCATGTTTATGTATAAAATGCTAATTAATATGAGAGGTAAAAATGAAAGTTATCTTAAGAATGAAAATGGTAAAATCATTAGTCATATTGCTGGTATCTTTTACAAGACATCAAATTACTTAGCAGTTAATATCACACCTATTTATGTATTTGATGGAAAACCTCCTCAAAACAAAGATGATACAATTAAATCAAGACATGATAAAGTTAAGAATGCTAAAGAAGCTATGGAAAATAATACGTTAACAGAACAAGAAAAAAATAAGTTAGAAAAGCAGACAGTTCGATTAACTAAAGAATATGTAGATGATATCAAACATCTATTAACTTTAATGGGTGTTTCATACGTCCAAGCAGATGGTGAAGCAGAGGCTTACGCATCTGAAATGTGTAGAAAGGGGATCGTTGATTATGTTGTAACAGAAGATATGGATACCTTAGCATTTGGTTGTCCTAAGATGATTAGGACATGCTTAGACAAAAGTATTAAACGTAGTGATGTAATTAGCATTATTGATTTAGAAACAATTCTATCAAAGTTTGAAATGAGTTATACTGAATTTGTAGATATGTGTATTCTATGTGGTTGCGATTACTGTGGTAATATCCCAAGAGTAGGTAATAAAACAGCATTTAATCACATTAAAAATTTTAAGAATATAGAAGCTATGTTGCCTAAGATTAAAGAGCTACCTGATTGCTATGAAACTAAATACAAAGAATCTAGAAAATTATTTACTTTATATCACGATAGTTTACCTGTAGATAAGCTAGATTATCATAATTGTGAAATAAATTTAGATGGTTTAACTAATTATCTTACATCAGAGTGTGGTATGTCTGATAAAAGAGTTCAAAATTCAATTAAAAAAATTAAGCAAGGATATAAGTAAATTTATAAGATTTTATTTAACTTCAATAACTTTCACACACATTTTAGGATTAGTATTTTTTATCATTTCTTTTCTTTCACTTTGATAATCAAATGAACACTTATGTGAATGTGGATTCAAATGTAACTGACAGAATGTATGACCACATTTACATTTAAAATTTAATTCCACCATTTTCAACTTCTTGTTACAACAATGACATCTTGGTTTAGATGGTTTCTTCTTTTCTTTTATTTGTTCTTTAGCCTCTAGAATTTGTTCTGTATCATTATTATTGACCATAATGAATTGTTTATTTTAATTAATTCAATTTAAAATTAATCAAATTTTATGTTAAGATAACATTCCTGTAAGATTGTAAAAATGAATAATATGAAATAACTGTTAGAATCTTATTCAAATCATCATTATTTATATCTATACCATGTGATTTTATCATCTTTAAGAAAAATCCTTCATATACTTCTTCTTTATCATCTTCATCTTTTTTAGAATCATCTTTCTTAG